CGGTGGTCTTCCCAAAACCACACGGGAGTGAGAGAACGCCATGACCCGCCTTAAGAGCTGCAGCAAGTGCTTCGTTTTGGTGTGTTGCGTCTCGAAGGGTACCGGCAAACTTCGTTCTAATCCGGGTGGGTTGGGGTCTTCGATCCTCCTTAGGTTCACCAAGTTTCTCGATGCCATAGAAGCGCGGGACACAGATACCATTTTTAGTCGTTTTAAAAACTTTAAAAGGTGGTGGTGGAAATCCATAATCTCCATTGACTATAGGTCTTACGGTAAGTTCCTTTTTAATTTCTTGGAGGGGTCCTTCAGTGGCGAGGTACCCAGTTCTAGTGAGCATACTCATTTAAAGGGGAAAAACTTTAAATGAGTAAATGCCTGTTATACATATAGATGAACAGATTCAAAAGTTATTTCATGAAGTACATAGACTTCAAGGGATGATTCAGGTATTCCAACAGTTTAAAAATTCTGGTCTACATGTAATCGAACTTCCGGATCAAAATGAAGAACTCGAAAGTATCCAGGAAAATCCAGAATAATTTTCAACGTTCCAAACTCCTTTGAATTCTATTTTAATTCTAACTTCATCACCCCTTGTAAGAGACTGAATTGGTTTACCTGTAACCTCACACATCACTCTCCTATAACGGTATGGAACTTTCACTTTCAGAACATTTCCATCTAGGGGGTCGTCTATATTTTGATTTTTTAAAAGAAATTGTTTACGATAGTGAATGGAGGAAACCATTTTCGCTGCGTCTGGTTCAAGTGTGAAACGAATATACTTCTTATCATTATAGTCATATAGTGGTTCGTATACATGTGCAACTATTTCCATTTGTTACGATATAGTACAACCAAAACTATAAGTATCATAAGTAAAACCATGACGACACGACTTAACACGAGTGGTTTAAGTGGTTCTCTCGTTTTAAAAACTTCATGACTCAGGTGTCTAGAAACTTCAATGGCTGCTTCAATACTAGAATAGGGTGTATTTCTAGGAGACATCATACCACACATGGCAACCTTCGGACATGCACCAAAGTGTGGGAGTTGTCCATGTAGACTGAGAACCCCCGAGGATTGGGAGAATGACCACCCCCCATCCTCACTCCATTCAGCACCCCACCCAATTCGCATGTTGGTGGGGGGTGGAAGTTTCAATTGTTCGAGAACTTCTAATTTTAAAAGTTCTGGATTATTTGAAAGAACTTCTTTGGTGAGGTTACAAATCACACATGCCACAGTTTTACCATCTGAGAGAACTCGGGGTTGTAAATTCCATTTCGTTTTCGTGGCAAATTCAAGATCTGATTTGAGGGTGATTGGTTCTTCGTAATCGAGGAGAACATTTATAGCACCATACGTACTCTCTCTCACCTTCTTGTCTGCGTCTGGTCCCCAGTTGTCACCCAATAATTTGAGTGCAGGACTGTTATCTATACATAAAAAAAGATACCCACCTTGAATACTATCACCATTTGAAAATGTGGCGATGTAATCAGTTTCTCCGTATTCTACATCTTTAATTTCCTTACCAAATACAAAGTTTACACCGGCATCTAAAAGTGCATTTTCCATCGCATCACACATCAATTTGCCCGAACCTCTCTGTGTATACGGTTTTGACAATACAACATTATCGAGATTTCTAATAAATTCATAGGCAGACATAACATCCCAGGTAACACCATCCATTATGAGTGGTAAGGTCTTAATGACGTCTTCACCAGATTTAGTTAATCGACCGGGTGTAATTGCTGCTTTCAAACTCATCTTCTTATATTTTTCAGAGTGGAGGGCGACCCCCAAAACCAGGGATAATAGTACGCCATAGTCTTTCAAACCCAGTGAACCAGTTAGGAATTTTGTATGTTCGTCACCACCTTTCGATGGTTCAAACATTTCATCCCAATCTATATTCATTTCATCAAAGAGGGATTTAGTATTTACAAAAGCTTTATCAAAAAGAACTCTGTGTGCATGAAGATCTCTTACTTCTACATCCGGTTCCCACCATGAGCCACCAGATGACGTCTTTTTGTCGTAGATTGTTATATCGTGTTCCTCACCTGAGTGAATAATCTCCCAAGCGAGGGACATCCCCGTTGGGCCGGCACCGATGATATGAATCTTCATTCTACTTTTAGTTGATATATAATTTTTCATGAGTCAGCGTGTAAAATGTTATGAGTCCCAAAGTTATCCAAAGTTGTGGGTCCATAAATTTACGTCCATTATAAAGAAGGAATATGTTTAAAAAAATATGCATTGGGAGACTTTCCCTTCCATACTTAATATAGAACCCTGATGTAGCTGAACCTGAAAGTAAAAGTGCACTCATAAAAGACGTCATAGATGGCTTATATAAAAACCAGGCGGTAAAAAGCAACGCCACGTAGGATATAAATATCGACCTCCTCCCCAATTCTCGTATACTATCAACAACTAGGGGTCGTTCACATTTCAACACTTTCGTTTCCCAATGTGGACCGAGAATGAGGTAAGAAAAATATAAAAGTATAAACACTTCCCACATATACTTTATTAAGGATATTTAAAAATATCTTGATATGATAGGTATGTTGACTGTAATAAAACCCTTATCCAAACCAACTCAACAGAAGGTAAATACTTGGAAGTTTGCCGCCAAATTTCTGTGGAAAGAGCGTTTTATGGAAGATAAAGCGGAGCTCGGGAGATGGACAAAAGATCAACTTCTCGATCTTGGTCCAACATTTGTAAAATTAGGACAAATTGCGTCTACGAGGGGGGACCTCTACCCCCCAGAGTTCACCCGTGAACTTGAATCTCTCCAAGATGATGTCCCCGCATTTGATTATAATTTGGTTAGGGATCAGATTGATTTAGATATTTTCAAGGACTTTGATGATGTCCCCTTTAAGTCTGCTAGTATTGGTCAGGTCCACAAGGCTACTCTCCAAAATGGAAAACCCGTAGTTGTAAAATTGAAAAGACCAGGTATTTATGATACGATGCAATCTGACACAGAAACTTTGAAACAAATTCTAAAATTAGTTCAATCTGTGGGGATTGATACTGGAAATAGTTCAGACTTTGTTCTCAATGATTCGATTGAATATCTTTTGGGTGAAGCAGACTATGTTCAAGAAGTTGATAACGCGATCAAGTTTAAGAGGTCTCTGAAAGATGTTGAATGGATTAAGATTCCGCGGGTGTATAAAAAATACTGTACGAATGAAATGATTGTAATGGAATATGTACCAACAGATAAGATTACCGAAATCAAGGATAAGAAAATCAACAAGTTAAAGGTGTGTGAAGCCCTCGTGAATTCATACGTCATACAGACCATGGAGGCTGGTCTGTTCCACGCTGACCCACACCCTGGAAACTTGGGTATTTCGAAGAATGGTAAGCTGGTCTTCTACGATTTCGGTTTAGTCATCCCACTATCGGATGAACTCAGAGAAGGTTTCAAAGACCTCTTCTTTTGTATTGTAAATAGGGACACCTCGGGGATAGTAAAAATTTTAATACGCCTGGGGGTCATCGTCCCAACGTCTACGGATATCTCTGACATTGAACTCTTTTTTGAGAGCATCCTTGGGTACCTGGAGACCCTAGATGGGGGTGCTATTGTAAACGACGAACTCGCCGCTGAGCTGGCCATGGAAAAACCCTTCGTTGTACCAACCAGCTTCGTCTACCTGGCGAAGTCCTTCTCCCTCATAGAGGGTATATGCATCCAGTTGGATCCAGAGTTTAATTACTTCACCTACCTGGAACCCATGATTCAACAACAGTTCTTGGAATCATTCGACTTGAATGAAATGTTTATGAAAACGACGGAGATTCCCTCAAAGATTGGAAAGATAAGCACAGCTGTTCTGGGTTTGGAGAAATCCAGAGCATCTATGAAACGCTCGATGGTTAAAACGAGGCAGGAAATACGGGTAGTTCAATACAGTATAATTTGTGCTGTATTGGCGGAGAGGTTTCACGACACACCATTGGCTGGTGTATTCATAGCGGGTGCGATGTATTTTACTTTTCGTAAAGATCGATAGACTTCTTTACACTCTTCTTGGGCTTGGACTTTTCATCCTTCTTGACAAGTTTCTCATGCTCCTTGTAGTATTCCTTTAGCCTCCTCTGCTCATCGCGGACAATATCACTCAATTTACCTTTGATCTTGTCCACGTCCATGTCCCGATCCCTCTTGATTTTTTTGCTGAGCCTCTTGAAGCCCTTTTTACTGGCGAAAATAGTTGGCGAAGTTGCGATGGCAAGCATTTATTATGTAGGGACATTTATTTTTAACCTCATTAACTTTTCCTCAAATTCCCTCCTCTCCCCGGGGCTCTCTATAGCCTTCCCAGTTTGGAGGGCTTCAATCTCTGGACCGGTGAGATGCATCGCATTGACCCTAAAGTCTAGGAAGGCCTCCATCGTGACGGGGACTAGGGGCTTCACTAGGTCATAGATGGCGGTGGCGTAGTCGCGGATCTCCTTTTGGGCGTGGCCATCCATCCTCAGGTGGAGAAAGTGCATGAGATTGTGGAGGTTCATTTTCCAGTAGAACTCGGTGTATGTAGACTGCGGGAGCACCCCGCGGCTCTGTTCACGGCAGGCTCCGCCCTCTAGGAGTTCCTCGTAGACCTCAAATGCGTGGGTCAGGTGTTGGGTCACCTTTCCAGTGAGTTCCTCCCCGACATCGACGACCCCCTCAGAACCCTGGTGGTTCACTTCGGACTGCCCCCTCAGAGTATCTGGTTCATAATACTCCTTGGGTACGACGGAGTAACGGGCGGATAGCTCATTAATTGAGGCTGTTCTATGTCGCATATGTTGTCTTGCGATGTAGATGGGCATCTTAATGTGAAATTTGAATTCGACCATTTCGAACGGAGTCGTGTGCCAGTGGCGAAGGAGGTATCGTATGAGACCCCTGTCTCCTCGCGTGGACTTAGTCCCATCTCCATAAGAGACTCGGGCTGCTTGTACGATGGACGAATCCAAATCTTTTTGAGGCATATAATCAACGAGCCTAACAAATCCATGATCCAAAACTTTTTCCATTATAAGTATCTATCCGTTTATTTCTTTAATCAAGTCACCAACATTCTTGTAGTACCTCTTCAAATCCTTCATGAACCTCTTGTTATTCTCAAGGACTTCACAATCAACTTTGTTCAAATATATCCAAGCCAAATTTGATTTTGAATATTTTGTAGCTTTTTGATTTTCATTGGGTCTCCTTGCCACCAACTTTGTTGTCTTTTTCTTCATGGAGGCTGGGGTCACCTCCTTCCTATTCACGAAGGAGAGTGCCTGCATGACGGTGTCCGCCAGGTCGTCCTTCTTCTTAGACTTGAGGAAGATGGGCAACCAATGTGCATTGGTAGGTCCATCGCGGATAAAGGATTCGCACCTTTCTATGGACACCTTTTTCCTCTTATTGTACTGCGCCTTCCCCGGCCCCGCAACGTCTGGTATTTTGTGACGAGCATCATATAGAATTGTTTCAGCTTGGGGGCACCTAATTATAAAGTATGCGTGAAGGAAGTGCATGACGGAGACCATTTTCTTGTTACGTTCAGGTTGTTTTTCTATCAAGATTGTCTTAGCCTCGAGGACCCAGGGTCTCTCATCGAGGTGGTCTCTCATGGAAACATATACACCATCCTTGTGCTGTGGTGGAATTCCGTCAACATCCCATTCCTTAACGAGATTACCAGAGTCCTCATCCAATAGGCACATCGCCAAATTCCTTATACCCACATCAATAGAGAGAATCATTAGTTAAAACTTTAAATATCTCTTTAAGTTAATGAGGTATATAGCCCACCGTGGGTATTCATTGGAGTACAGGGACAATAGTATCAACGCGATACTATGGGCAATAAATTTGGGGTACGATGGTATCGAAATTGATGTTCAACTTTGTGGAACTGGGGAAATTATTTTATACCACGATGTCTACATTGATAAATATTTCATATCGGAAACTTCTTTTGAAGTTTTAAAAAAGTTTGGAATATGTTCTCTCCAAGAAGTGTATGACAAATTACCCAAAATAATTTACAAGGATCTCATTCTTGACATCAAGGGCAATAACATTGAGGTGGTCGGGGCACTCGAGAGATTTTACACGAGAAGACCCACAGAACGTGTTACATTCTGTAGTTTCAATCGAAGAATTCTAAAGATTCTACCAGATTATTACAAGAAGGGTTCTACATTTGAAACAACTTTCCACCCGAGAGAGTATGATATGATCACTCGGAATTTATCGATGGTGGTCGTTCATTGGACATGCCTCGATCATGAGTTTATAACCTACTGTAAGTCTAAAAATATTAGGGTCTACACATATACACATAAGGAACCAAAGGAGTTGGAATATATGTATACGTATGATGTTGATGCTATAATTACAAATGGAATTTAATTACTTACGCTTCTTCATAAAGTTCTTGGTGGCACCCTGTCCAGCTGGGGACATCATGAAATAAAGAGCCGCGAGAATGGCGATGCAGAGGACACATGCAGATGCCGCTGAAGCCATTTGACCACCCCCCATCATGTTCCCGATTCCTGATCCAATACCTTCCGCGACGTTCGCGAAACCCTGACCGATACCTTCAGCCGCTTCTGCGATACCACCATCCTTCTTGGTGACAGTGGCCTCAGCCGATGCCGCGAGTTTATTGACGGTGTTACTTTCCGCGAGACTTTGGGTAAGCTGATCCGTGATGGCTTTGGCCGCAAGCACCGCTACCATATCCTGGTTCCAGTTAATAGAGCCACCTTCTGCACACCTGAAACCGTTGACTGTGAGAACGCCATCTTGTACAGATACCTGTTTAGCTACAGCGCGGTTGACATTGTTAGTTGTAATTGTATTTTCAATAATATTTTGAACTTCCATCTTCACATTTTGTTTAATTTCCATATCGGTGTCTCCACCCAAACCGAGGTCAGACAAGTTACCCATCTGTGACGTCTTTTCAAGTGCGGCACTGGCTGACGCCTGCATATCATTGGTGATTGCGTTCTTTATTTCCCGTACCTGTTCATCTTTAAATTGTGATACAGATTGTGTTGACGCATCAATCTTCTGTCCAAAATTTGCCGAACAACCTTCAACATTTGTCAACCGAACAACCAACTTTTGCATGTTTACCTGGTCTGCGAGGGACTCGGTCATATTGGAATTAATTTCAGTGTAAATACTTTTATTAATCGATTTCATATTGAAAGTTTGTTCAACTTTTTGAGTTGTGGAACCTCCTCCACCCATTATGTTATTACATTTCCCTGAGAAAAAAAACTTTACAATATAATAATGGCTTGTAAGGTTACATTAGGAGAACTAATTTTTAGTGGTGAAAAGAAACATGAAATCCCAGAGGGTATGAATTTAATAGGTGAAACGTTGACTGTAAGTGGGTGTGGTACATTTGATGTTGTCGCGGTGGAATTATTAACACCTGATAATAAAATTGTGAGTGAATCATTTGTAAATGGTGAATATCCATTCGATGCTTTGAAGGGTAATCCTGTAAGTGTCACCATTAGCGATGTGTTAAATAACGATGCGATTGATGATTTGGGAGAAGATGAATACGATCCAGATTTCTTCAAAGAGAAGCGGTATCCACCATTTGACAAACCCCCATTGGACATGCTACCAATTACACGGTTTCCTAAAAAATTTGACTGGAAGGATGATAACCTAACCTATCTATCTGTAAGTTCAACCTGTTCATTGTGCTGTTGTCTACTCATGTTAATGCTATTAAAGAGAAAATAAGTCGTCTGACTATGTGGTGTTGGTGGTGTTGTCATCCATTTGAATGGACACCTTTAAGTATGCCCCACAAATATGATGATAGGACAAAGGTATTTCAAACATCCGGTAATTTTTGTTCTTGGAGTTGTATGAAATCCTATACCCTAGATACGTATGGAATAAATAGGGGTGGTCTCGTGTGTGGAAATATAGTACTCATGCGAAAACAAATGTTCAATCAGATAGGTCCTATAAAAAAGGCTCCTTGGAGATATAGTTTGAAAGTATTCGGGGGAGACCTTTCGATTGAGGAGTTTAGAGAAAATCTAACTAAAGATACTTCTGAATCTTTACCTGAATCTATAAAGACGAAACCAAAAGTTGACAATGTGATACCGTTTATTTCAAACACGAAGAAGTTGGATGAAATAAAAAATGCGACATCTAGTAATAGTTCACTAAAACTTAAAAGAAATAAACCACTGAAACGGAATCATAATAATTTGGAATCAGCTCTGGGTTTGATCATAACTCCCAAATCCTAAATTTCTCATTTGTTTACTGGTGGGTCTTGACGGGGGGGCGCAATTACTATTGACCCACTGACACCCGTCATGGGCCTTCCACCTAATGTCTAATTTTTCCATAGCTTTTCTACATATGACACATGGAAGTGATATAGCATCACCGTGGATATTCTGTCTAGAAACCACTAATTCTCCATGTTTCCTATGTAACCATTCGGTAAATTGATGGGGTTTGTAACCCTTTTTCATACATTCTCTATAGAGGTGCCTGATGAGTTGTCTTTCTGAACACATATGATTGTTACTGACAATCACAGGTCCCTTTGACATATAACTTGTGACGGTGCAGTATTTCATATTTCACAGTTGACGCAAGAATTCCCATTGTGTACAAAAGAGCACTTTGTGCATTCACTTAGGGTATTGATATTCTTTTTCGGGACAAGTCCTCTGGCAAAACGTTCTAGTTCCTTTACTGTGTAAATTCCATATTGGACCATAACTTCAAGTGTTGGGAATCTCATATATTTATGTACATCGGTATTCCTTATATGTATTTATAAGCAGGGAAACAATTTCATTAGGGACTTTTGAGCTTTCATCATGGTGACAAAGCTGTCGATAATTGGGGGGACCATCGATTTGAGGACAACTTCAAAGTCACTATCCTGATCACCTGCATCAATTTGTTCGATGATATGATTAAGGATTGATATCACGAGTTTCTTCTTTTGGGGACCAGGGAGTCTCTTAAACTTGGCGACTTCGAAGACGAGTCGGGACACGATTGGTGGAATATCTTCCTTAGTCAGTCCATCATCGATATACTCAACGCGGAGTTCTTCAACTAACTTGACGACACTTTTGGCTGAAATTTTTCCAGCATATTTTTGTAAAATAGAATCCATTTGTATAATAATCTGTCATAATAATATATGAACTTTAACGAAGCTATATCAACTTTGGCATTTAGTTTAAGTTTTGTTGAGATGTTCTC